TGGCGGAAACCCTTGCCTGAGCCGCACTCGGTGGTGCGACGGCATTAACAACTATTTCCCTGTATTCTGACGTTAGCGCCAAATCTTGCAAATCCGTAGAAATCTCGGAGCCGTCTGAGGCAAGCCATGTGACCGAAAGCCTGCCCGTATTCGTCCCTTTCATCCATACCGAGAACCTGTAGCGCTTTCCCGCTTCGACGTTTATTACTTGCTCAACTCCACCAACGTCTCCCGCATTAATACAATCAATCTTTATGCACCTGTTACCTGAACGAGCATCGTAAGTATCATAAGCGACCGAGGGAGAGCCGACATACTGCTTTAACGTCCAGCCGGCATCGACTTCGAATGACGGATTTGTTATAATATTATTGCCGAATCCCCGGGGCTTGAACAACAAAACCTTTTCAGGTGTTGTTCTGATGATGCATCCAGCCTTCTCCGCCAATTCCAAGCACGCTTTTAGGCCACTCTGGTGTCTGAAATTCGGCGAAAGGATAAGACCCGTCGGCTCGATGCCCGAGGTTAAAAGCCCCGCGCTCTCGGCAATACCCTTGATAATTTGGGATACTTCGGTCGGCGCATACTGTTCGTTCACCTCGACCCTGTCCAGCAGCATGAGATAGCTTACGGCCTTGCAGGCTATCTTCCGAGCATTTAGCTCGACGCTCGGCCTGTATTCGATTATAAAACCAGCGAATTTCAGAACGTTATTGATGTAAAGCTCCACATCCCTGCCCGTCTGAAAAAGCGGTATGATTGCTTCATTACCCTCGGCACTCAGTGAGAAACTCAACTCTTCCGCCTCCCTCCCCCATTTCAACTGAAGCTCGGTATTTGCGATGCCAAAAGAAACATCTTGCCACGATCCATCCGCTTTTTTAATCCTCAGCAAGAGCGAGGGGAAGCTCATGCAGGAGCCTCACCCCGCAAAGACGCGATTTCCGTCAGCTTATCGAGGAATTTCTTTGGGTCATCGGCCTTCACCTCGAGGTTGTTTATCACTATGGTCGTGCTGGGAGGCTGGATGCCCGAGTATTTTTTGGCAAGCTCAATCCAATCCTTTGGTGTTGTTGGTAATGCTACGGCAGGCAGTATGCCCAACACGCGCATCCACTCTTTCCTCTCAACCCACTCCTCAAGCTGGCGCTTGTATTGTCTCTCCGCCTCGCGCCTCCTCTGCTCCTCCTCAAGCCTTCTGGTGACCTCGCTCAACGCCCGCTCTAGCTTTTCCAGCTCTTCGCGATATGCTGGAATATACTTCGCGGCTAAAGTCTTCTCTTGAGTCCTGATAAAGTATTTGATGTAATCGATTTGCGCTTGGAGCGCGCCGGGGCTTGATTTGAGCATCTCCTCATAGGTGATCTCCGTCTTTCCGTAGAAGTATTGCCTGAGCGATGCGAGCGACGAATACCACTCAATCGGTATGGGTGTGCCGTAACGCCTGAGCTCCTCAACGTTGAAACCCCATCCGCCAGTGCTACCCGCCCTTTGCATACTCGCCAACTCATTCCAACGTCCCTCACGCATGAGTTGCGCCTCCGCGCCGTATCTGCCCGCATACCAAGGAATGCTCCTCTCGTACTCGTATTGCATTTGTGCATTGATTTCTTCGATTCTCTTCAGGGCTTTGTAGGTAATATCAGAAATGTAGTCGGCATAGCTTGCAAACTCCTGACCCGAAATTTTTAGTGTCTGCCCCATCTTCTCGAAAGATGTGGAGACCGAGCTGGCCATAATCTCAGCCTCTGATGCAACTGCTGTGAAAGTCCCAGTTGTTGTGCTTTGGAATGATGTTAAACTTCTTTCCGCGGCAACTGATTGAGAACCTACTGTAGCGAAGAATGTCGTCACAGCCACGGCCGCACCTGCTAACAAAGCCCAGCCCGGAGGACCAAGAAGAGCTTTGAAAATTGCAAGAGGCTTCGACGCCGCGGCTGCGGCTGTACCTACTGCAGTTATCCCTCCGGCAGCTGCAAGATGGCCGGGTACTGAAGCAGCACCTGCTGCCGCTGATGCAGTCTGAGCAGCAGCAAGTTGTGCCGATGTTGCCGCTGCGATTTTCTTGACGGCTATGAGGGCACTAAGCGATTTATACAGTTCCATGAATTTTGGCACTAGGGTTATAGCATTTATGCCGAGTGCGGTCATTTGAAAGATGGTCTCGATTTGTGTTTGGTTCATCTTTTTTTGTGCTTCATGCAACCTTTCGAGTGCTTTTCTTGCCTGCTCGCTATTTGGTCCAAACCTTTCAACAGCTTCGTTGTAATCCCTTTGTGCTTGATTGAGAGCTATTTGGGCAGTGTTCAGTCGTGTTTGCAAGAGATTCCATCGCGTCATGATGCTATTAACCCCACTCATGACATTGCCGAATTTGTTGAGCGTATCTTTGAAAACTTCAAAGGTCAGACCAGCACCGCTTGCCTCCTCTTTCAGAACACGGATGATCTTTTGCTGCTCACGGACTTCTTTGTAGAGCTCATTAAATGACTGTCTAGCAACATCATTACCCTTCCGCATCTCGATTATCGCGGAGGTCACATCTTTGAATGTAGGTGTGGCATCGTCTATGCCCTTTAGTCTGATGGAAATTTCATACTCCATACTCAACCTAATACAGCACCCGCCCTGAAAGCCATAGTGTAGAAATCGAAAGTTAGGCTCTCAATATTCACACAGCATAGTGCCTTTTCGTTAAACTCCAGATTAAGATGGCTGAAAATATGAAGATGAAGCCTATAACGCCCACCAAGAAAAGCTCGTAAATTATGGCACAAAGCAAGAAAATGAGCCCAACGATTAATAGTCCTAGAACATAGGCTATGCGTACGTTCATGCTTTTTATTGGATTGATACAGGTTCCAATTAAGTTTTCCTAAACCTGGATGTGCTCTGACACTTAAGTTAAGCACGTTTTACTCACCTTTTTGTGATGCACTCAACGTTCTGTCAAGTACCTCTTGTGCAAACTTAGGTAGGGTAACGTGCATCGATTCTACCAAATACATCCATAGCGGTATGGGCTCAGTTCCTGGATGGAATACTTTTCTTGCGAAGATTATATGGCCATTTACCTCGAACCTTAGCGCTTTCGCGTTGTTTGGCTCTATGACATGCGGTCTTGTTCCATGAAAAACGAAGAATGCATAATGTGCGTTGGCATTCCCCACAATCACCTGACAATCATGTGTCGATAATACCTCGCTCCTTACAGAGTCCCTCAACCTTCCTGTCTTAACTGGTATGACGTCTTTCACAAAATCCTTGACATTCTGAGTAGAGGTTCTGATTAACTCGCTCAGTGCCTCAGACATCTTATCCTCGCTTAGCAATTCAAAAACTTTCTTGAAGCCGCGATCCTCAATCTGAATCATGTCCTTTCCCTCATAATGTTCTCAACCTTCCGCTTGTACAATTCAGCAATCTTCATGTCCAATACAAAATCTGATAGGCTACTAGAGAGCAAGTCGCTTGGCCTTATTCCAAGTTCAAAAGCAAGCGACGCTACATTCAGAATCAACATTTCACCCTCGGTGCTCTCCACGAAATTTTTCGTAGAGTTCTATTGCTTCCTTGAGTTGCCTATTTTCTTCGATGTTGATTATGCCGAGTAGTTTACCCCATAACTCCTTTGGTGGTTTTGGTGCGACGCACATCTCCATGAGCTTTTCCAACGCTTGGTCCAGTTCTTCCCCCCTCTTGATAGCCTCTTCAGCACTTTTCGGTGCGTTAAGTCTTCTGTCATCTATGAACACGAGAAGTGGCCATGCTTTCACTGTCAGCCTTATTTCGTATTCTTTATCATCTAACTTGACCTTCAAGCTCAGTACCCCTCATCGTCATTCACGAGTATGATCTTGACAGCGTCTTGTAGGTCTGATTTTAGCGCGACGAACTCAAAGCTGGCCACGAGAAGCTCTCGGCCGCGAACTTCAACCTTAGCATCTGTATACACGAAGCGCTCTATGTCAAACTCTATTTTATGGTCATCCTTTTCGAATTTGATGTTTAAACTCCTTGGCGTTAATGAAAGAAAGTCTTGGTACTCCGCCTCGCTTTCCAAGTCTAGCTCAAACGAGCCCGTAACCTCGAACTTCTTTGGTTTCAACTTCGACAGGTAGTAGTCACCTAATACGTGAACCCGTTCGAGGTTGTTACCAATCCTGAGCATCATACGTCTTGGCCTCTTCGTTGTGTCACCAATCGTTATAGTCACGTCACCATGCGTAAAGTCTTCTTTTTCCGTGAAGCTTGGGCTACCCACGTCACCAAACATAAGCTGTCTTCCTATGATTCCTGCCCTGGCCCTCGCTTTACCAACCTCAGCCACTATCTCCAAAGTGTCCACGACAGCACCCATAACAATCTTCTCTTTTACATTGTCTAGGCCAGAGCGAAGGGTTAGCGATGGCAAGGAATCGGCAACGGAAAATATATGCGTGTATGGTCCCGTACCAGTTGTTACAACATTACCGAGACATGAGAGCAGTAGGTGACCTATTTGCTGAGAATTCAGGTACATTTCGATTTCTCCTTCGACATATTCCTCGCCCCTCGCCACCTTACTGAGTTGCCTGTCGGCCACTGTGTCCCTGTCAAGTATCGTCGTCCTTTTTGCGGCCATGTTCTCGCGGATTATGTCGTACCAGACTGTCGCTGCTGTTGCCGTTCCATACGTGCTTTCCTTTCCAACTCCAAGGTACCTAGGCATATTAACCCCTCCTTTCAAGCTCAGTCTTGATATCCTTCAACGCTTTGATGATGGCTCCTAGGACTATCGGTACGATTGCAAGCCTAGGCTCCAATTGTGATATGGCAGCGAAGAAACTTGCCAGACCAGTTAACAAAATCACGTAGTCTTCCCAATTCATTCTCTATTCACCCTCCTCGCCCTTTCGGGCTTCTGCGCCCCCGTCCTCCGGGGCTGCGCAACCCTTTCATTCAGACGCATCAGAATCAAGCCTATGAGAACAAAGATGAAGAGCATGGCTGCGAGAGGAATGAAGATCATCTTGGCTCTCCTGAACTCTCCGCTTAGGCCTGTGAGTGCCAAAGCGGTTGCAACATATCCACCACCGGCTGCAAGGGCAGCTTTCCTGAACCCCCTCGAGATCAAGGCCAACCTCCAAGCTGCGTATGCCATGACACAGGCGGAGAAGGCCGTGAGGATTCCAAAGGCCCAAGCGACTGCGGGATTGGAAACGATACTGTAGTGCCATTCAACGAATGATGTCGTCATGCCTTTGAGATATTCAGGCAGGACATTTGTGGGCCATGTGATCAGCCTCACGATAGACTCTGCGAAGATCTTTGGCTGAATGTAGAAAACCGTGATAAGTGAGCCGGCGGCAAATGATAGTGTTGATGCTAACAATAGTAAAACGGGCCTCGCCTTCATACTTCGAGCTCCACCTCAACCCTCTGAACCCATACGTGGCCGTAATCACCGGACCCAGTCCTTCCTTCAATTCTCTCGAACTCAGCACTCGGATATGCGAAGACCGTGAATTCTTTAATCCCGAGGGTCCTATCCGCCATTATCGCGTCGTAAATTGACCAGTGGATGCGCTTTGCCTCCTCATAGCTCCTTCTTGGATCTCCACTCAGCGTTTCTATCACGTACTCAAAAGTCCACTTGTGCTGTCTCTTTGTGCCGCTGACCCTTAGGTCTTGACTCCTTCCCCTTCTGACCCATACATAAACGCGTGGGAATACGTTGACGCCTTGGTGCTCGGCAACGGATACGTTCTGGACGCCTTGAACGCTCTTGGCTATCTCGACGAGTCTGCCCTCGACGATGTTAAACTTTTCTATCGTTGACATCCGTCATGTTGCATTCACGGGTTATAAATTAGATTAGCCGGCAGACGTTCGGGGAGGCCGCTCGGTCGGCTCTCTTTATCTCTTACCAGTTTAGCGCTCAAGAATGTGACATACGCCTCAAGAAATATGGTTATAGAGCGTCTAGTACCGAACCCGAACGAGAGGTCAGACTTTGAGAAGGTTTACGGCGCAGATATAGATAACAAGCTGCAGGCAGCCGATGCGTTCATCGATGCGATGCTACAAGGATACGTTGATATACCGTTGAACGACCCACCGAGAATATTAATGGAAGCTGCAGCGGACTATGCGGCGGCGCTATTCCTTTTTGATAGAAACAACGTCGAGAAGGCAAGGGAGCTTATGATAAGGTGTGAGAAACTGGTGGAAACTTACCGCTCAAGGTTCAGGTACTTCGGCTTGGCGGGTGCAAAAGAATGATGGATTTCAACAAGCAGTTGAAGAAGCTCAAAAAGGGCGATTGGGTTAAGGTCATCTGGCTCGATGCGGCAACGATATCGAAAGTACCCATAGACGTGAACATAAACGAGATCCCGATAGCAACCGTGACAGAAACTGTAGGTCAATTCATCGGAATACTGAAGGACGAGAAGTTTCATGCTCCGCACTTCATAGTCGTTACGGAAAGGAGTGGTGACACGGAAACGTGGACATCCATACCGCTCGTTCTGCTCAAGAAGGTGGTTAGGCTCGTTGAAAAAGAGGCGCTCAAGTCTCTTAAGGTTTGTACAAAAAACGGAGGCTTTGAGGGTGTTAGCACGATTCTTCTAAAAGCAAGGCCCGAGGGATATTGGTATGAGAAGAAGGGAACTACCCAAAAAAAGTGCTAGGATAACTGTGAAGGTCGGTAAGGTGAGGCTTTACGTTGATCGTCAGGACTATTATGCCCTCATATCCTCTGCCTTTGCGGCAACCGCAATATACTTGCTGCTGGCTGGGAGGACTGAGGGCTTGTGGCAACTCGGGATATTCTTGTCCGGATGGGGCTTCGGTAGCCTGATGGAGGCTTTGCTGGAGCGCAAAAGGTCATGAGGGCCATCGAGTTTAGATGCGATGCATGCGGCCAAGCTTTGGACGTCAAAGGCATAGACAACGGATGTTACCTGATGAGGTGTAACGTTTGCGGCAGGTTGTGGGTCTTGACAATCGTAGAGCTTGAGCCCGAGGAGGATGGTCATGAGTAGGGGTATAGAGAAGAGGATTGTCGAGTTGCTATCAAAGGGTCTGGGTTATGCCGAAGTTGCCAAAGAGGTCTACGGTGAAGCCACACGAAAAACTCTTGGCAGAGTATATACGGTAGCAAAGAAGTATGAAGAGTATTTAGTTAAGCATCCGGGGAAAAATTTTTCCACAGATGCTGAACTAATTCGGCGCGAGTACGAACGCTTTAAGGAGCTCTACAGGCGCCTAAGGAAGCTCGGCCCAGAGCGGGACGAGCGGTTGCAGCAGGAGATAAAGCAGATTTTGCTGAAGCGTGCTCTGAAATCTCAGAAGGAGGTAGAGATCGGGCGGCGAAAGTTTGCGCATGTTGAAAGCTGGCTCGACCATGACGCTGTGGCTAGAGAGCTTGCTGAGGAGTGCTACGAGATGGCAAGGCGTTGCTTCGAGGATGGTGACGTCAAGGACGGTCAGAAGTTTCTCGAGCTTGTGGTAAAGTTTTTCAAGCTAAGCCAGAAGGCAAAGTTCGAGAGAGTAGCAGAGGAGGCACAGAAAGCACTCGCAAAGATAGCTACAAAGGATGGTGCGACATCCTTTCTGCTCCCCGAAGGGAATGAGGCGCATGAAGACCGTAAGCCCTCTACCGAAGAGGATGTACGAGAGCCCTGACCGCGGTCACAACACGGCTTGCTGCTTGAAGTACGGCCATTCCAGCAACGAGGAACACCTCACAAATCTTTACAACAATCGCTGTCCAGTTTACCTCCCGAAAATGCTAGGCCATGTGGTGTGAATCATGTGGCAGGCGCAGCCAAGAAGCTGGAGGAAGTGGTGGCAGGTATTAGCCGAGCTGAAGCAGCGTGACGTCATGGAGAGATGCAAAGCGACCATCGAGTACGTTGCTGAAACGCTAGCAGCTATAGCAGGTGTGCCCCAAAGGGCTGTCCGCATATTCCAAAGGATAACTCCGAGAGACCAGACCGAACTCAGGGCAGTCAACATGCTCTACCAGCGAATCAAGGACCACCCAATTGACGAGCTTAAAACTCCAGATGTTTTTTGCAAAACGTTCATGAAGTTCAAGCCGACATCGTATCAGCTTAAGCTCATCGCGGACCAGTCAAAAAGAATAGCCGTTATGGGCTGTCGTCAGTCTGGAAAATCGTACGCACTCGCCGCTAAGACAATCTTATTCTGCATAACGCATCCGGACTCAAAGGCTATTTACTGTGCCCCAAGCTTCAGACAATCGAAGGTATCCTTCCGCAAGGTCAAGGAACTTCTAACCATGATGGACCCAGTTGCGCGAAAGGCTTGGGTTCTAGAGGAGCTTAAGACAAAAGTCAGACTCACGAACGGAAGCGAGATAGAAGCTTTCCCGTATGCCCTCGACCGCCTGAGGGGCGAGACATGCGACTTCATAATAGTTGACGAAGCTGCATTCATCCCTGATGACGAGGAGCTATTCGAGGGTGTACTGAAACCTATGATGGCAACGCGTTGGGAGAAGGGCGCTCAGTTGATAGCCTGTTCCACGCCTTGGGGCATGAACAACTACTTTTACAGAATCTTCAAAGACCCGCATGTAGCACCAGAGTGGAGCCATCAGGTCTGGACCTGGCGCGAGGCTGTGGAAGAGGGAATCATACCCATGAGCTTCATTGATAGTGAGATGCAGTCCAAGGACATGAACTTTTTCAAGAGAGAGTACGAGGCCGAATTCGTCTCGGACGAAGGTAGCTGGCTGACGCAGGACTTGATAAATTGTTGTTTGGATGCGGAGGAGAAGTTCTGGGATTTTGAGGAATACCACGCGGGTGAATTTTACATGGGTCTGGATTTGGGCAAGAAGGTTGATTACTCTGTGCTCTCGGTCGTCGAGAAACTTGGCGATGAGCTGTACGTCAGGCACGTGAAAATATGGCCACTCGAAACGCCCTACTCCGCCGTCATAGGCTACGTAAAGGTGCTTTCAGAAAGATGGCGCTCACCTCACAAGATTCTGGTTGATCAGACCGGAGTTGGCGAGTACGTTGCGGAGGATATGCTGAACGTCCAAATACCGAACTTAGAGGGTATAATCCTAACGGGACCTAAGAAGGCCGAGATAGCTTGCTACCT